AAGTGCATCGTGTCTGCGTTCAACCGCGACCGCGTGCACTACGGCCAGATCTACAGCCCCGAGAAGCGGCAGCTGCTGACCGACTTCAATGGTGTGCTGCCCGCCGGGGTGACGATCACCAAGGCGACCTGGAACACCCAGGACAACTGGACCGGCGTCATGTCTGCCCCAGTAGTAGATGGCCGGAGGTGCTCGGTCATTGTCCAGGCCCAGATTGATGGCGCCTGCTGCATCCGCCTCGATGCCGAGCTGAGCAATGGGGAGCGGTACTGCCAATGGCACGTCATCCGCATCCTGCCTGCTCGCTACGTGGTGAACGACAACTGGACCACCGGCCCGAAACAGCTGGTGGCCACCCCCGAAATCATTGAGCCGACTTGATCATGGGCCGCCCGACCGACTACAAGCCTGAGTATTGCGACCTGGTGATTGAGCTAGGCCGGCAGGGGAAATCAGTCGTCCAGATGGCGTGTGCTATCGACGTTGTGAGGCAGACCCTGCACGACTGGTGCAAGGCCCACCCCGATTTTCTGGACGCCTTTACGCGAGCCAAGCAGCTGAGTCAGGACTGGTGGGAGACGCAGGCCCAGTGCGGGCTGACCGCCGACAAATTCAACGCCCAGCTGTGGTCGCGCTCGATGGCGGCTCGCTTCCCTGAGGATTACCAAGAGCGCAAGGGTGTCGAGTTGTCTGGCCCAGGCGGGGCGGACATCAAGACCACCACCCGAATTGAGCTTGTGGCAGCCACTGGGCCGGTGCTGGATGACGACCGTCCAGATTGAGCTCCCGCCGAAGCTGATCCCGGTCTTTACCGGAGAAGCAGACTACCGCGGCGCTTATGGGGGACGTGGGTCGGCAAAGACCCGGAGCTTTGCGCTGATGGCCGCGGTCAGGGCGCATATGTGGGCGCAAGAGGGGCGGACCGGAGTTGTGGTGGGTGGGCGCGAGTTCATGAACTCGCTGGCTGATTCGTCCATGGCTGAGATCAAGGGAGCCATCCTGTCTCAGCCTTGGCTGGCCCCTCACTTCGATATCGGCGAGGAGTACATCCGGACCATCGACAGGCGCGTCGAGTTCGCCTTCATTGGCCTGCGGCGCAACCTGGACAGCATCAAGTCCAAGGCGCGCATTCTGCTGCTATGGGTGGATGAGGCGGAGAACGTCAGCGAGACAGCCTGGGAAAAGGCAATCCCGACCGTCCGCGAGGAAGGGTCGGAGATCTGGGTTACTTGGAACCCCGAACGCAAGGCGAGCGCCACGCACAAGCGGTTCCGAGAGGGAGCCCCGGCCCGCAGCAAGATCGTAGAGCTGAACTGGCGGGACAACCCGTTCTTCCCTGAATCGCTAAACCGTAAGCGGGTGGAGGACGAAGAGAAGCGCCCGGACAGCTACGACCACATATGGGAAGGCGGCTTCAAGACTGCCATCAGCGGTGCTTACTACGCCAAGGCACTGGCTGATGCCAAGCGGGCCGGGCGGGTGGGTGATGTCAGCTTGGACCCGCTGATGACCATCCGGGCGTACTGGGACATCGGTGGGACTGGTGCAAAGGCTGACGCCTGCGCCATCTGGATCGTGCAGTTCGTCGGCCAGGCCATCAGGGTCTTGGACTACTACGAGGCGATCGGGCAGGAGCTGGCGGTCCACGTTCAATGGCTGCGGTCGGCAGGGTATGAGCGCGCCCAATGCGTTCTGCCCCACGACGGTGCCAACCACGACAAGGTCTTCAAGGTGAGCTACGAATCCGCGCTGAAGGCGGCTGGGTTCGATGTCCGGGTCATCCCCAACATGGGCGCAGGCGCGGCGATGAACCGCATCGAAGCTGCCCGCCGGCTGTTCCCGTCCATGTGGTTCAACGATAAGCCCACCGAGCCTGGCCGTGATGCGCTTGGCTGGTATCACGAGAAGCGCGACGACCAACGAAACATTGGCTTTGGCCCCAATCACGACTGGGCCAGCCACGCCGCGGATGCCTTCGGGCTGATGGCGGTGGACCACGCATCAGACAAGCACACCCCGACCAAGCCGGTCAGCCTCAACTTCGCATCGGAATTCGCCTAATGGCTGAGTACAAGAACACGCCAGAAGATCCGAAGTTCGCGACGGAGCGATCTGGCGTGAGCAATGAGGATCTCCATAAGGAAATGCTCAGCCGGCACCAATATGCCCGCGACTACTGGCGTGAGCAGTACCAGCTGGCTGAAAGCGACATGGAGTTCGCGTTCCTGCCCGATACTCAGTGGGACGAATGGATGGCGCAGACCCGAGAGGGCCGGCCCATGTACACCGTCAACAAGCTGCGCCAGGCCATGAAGCAGATCACCAACGACCAGCGCCAGAACCGGCCGCAGGCAAAGGTGAGGGCGGTTGAAGACAGTGACGCCGACCTGGCTGAGATTCGGCAGGGACTGATCAGGAACATCGATCAGACCAGTGAAGCTGACCGGGCGCGCGATACCGCCTTCCAGTTCGCGGTGGGTGGCGGATACGGCGTATGGCGGGTCAACTACAGCTACGAGGATGACGGCGGGTTCGACATGGTGATTCGGAAGGGGGAGATCTCCAATCCGTACTCCGTGGTCTTCGACCCTGCAGCCAAGTCTAAGGACCGCCGTGATGCCCGTTTTGCGTTCGTGGACAGCGTATGGGCGAGATCCGCATTCCGTGAGCGTTGGCCCGACGCTGAGATGGTGTCTGTGGATGACTGCACCGCCATCAACCAAGACTGGTTCCAAGAGGAAGAGGTGACTGTCTCCGAGTACTGGTACAAAACCAAGGAGACCTACACCCTTGTCCTGATGTCGGACGGCGCTACCTACGCCGAAGATGAGATCGCCGATGTCCTGGACGAAATGGCTGCGGCAGGTGTCACGGTCCAGCGCCGCCGGCAGGCTGAACGCGAAAAGGTTTGGCAGTGCATCGTGTCGGGCGCGGAGATCCTGGACGGCCCGAACCCATGGGCTGGTCGATTCATCCCGCTGGTCCCGGTGTGGGGCGAGATCCTCAACCTCGGCGGCAAGGAGACCTTCTTCGGCGCTGTGCGGTTCGGTAAGGATGCACAGCGCATGTACAACTACGAGCGCTCTACCTTCATCGAAGTCCTCGCCGACCAGCCGTATTCGCCCTTCATGGCGCCGGCGGAGTCTGTCGCAGGCTATGAGAGCCAGTGGCGCAGCATCAAGACCAAGCGGCCGCCAGTGTTGTTCTACAAGGCTGACGCAGGGCTGCCCAACGGCGGGAAGCCGTCCCGCGAACCGACCGCCCAGTTCCCTGCGGCACTTGCCCAGGCTGCGGCGATCAGCAGTGACGACATCAAGGCGGCCACTGGCATCTACGACGCCAGCCTAGGCGCGAGGTCAAATGAGACCAGCGGCAGGGCGATCCTTGCCCGGCAGCGAGAGGGCGATGTAGCCAACTTCGACTACATCGACAACCTGTCGTATGCGATGAAGTACGACTTTGAGATCACCAACGACCTGATCAGCAAGATTTACGACACCGAGCGCCAGATCCGCATCATCGGGGAGGACGGTGCGGAGAAGGTGATCCGGGTCAACCAGTCGATGGTCGACCAGCAAACTGGCCGCGATGTGGTTCTGAACGACCTGTCGAGGGGGCGATACGACATCGCAGTCACTGTTGGCCCCAGCTACACGACCCAGCGCATGGAGGCAGCAGAGGCCATGATGCAGCTGGCCAACGACCCAAGCCCGCTGGGCATGGTCGCCAAGTACGGCTTCATCAAGTCGTTGGATGTGCCCGGCCTTGAAGATGTCCGGAACGCTGCGCGCCGCATCGTTGTTCAAGCTGGGCTGCTTGAGCCGGAAGAAGGCGAAGAGGCACCCCAGCAACAGCAGCAACCCAGCCCAGAGCAGATGGCGCAGGCCCAGAAGCTTCAGGCCGACGCGAAGAAATCCGAGGCGCAGTCGGTCAGCTACATGGCATCGGCACAGAAGGACGCTGCGCAGGCCGAATCCATCCAGTTGGACAACCTATCGAAGGAACAGCAGGCGCGGCTCCAAGAGCTGTACCGAACGTTCCTGACAACTCAGATCGGAATGCAAGGGGCCCAAATGGGCCCCTTCTCTTTTCAGTGATTCAAAACCTTACCGGTGAGGTTCACCGGGCAAATACCGCCCAGAGGCGCACATGACTGACGAACAGACCAAGCCGCAGCCGGTGGACAACAGCCACCTGGATGCGGGCATTGCCGCGCGAGATGAAAAGGCAAAGGCTGAGAAGCCGGCGGATACGGATGCCGCTGCGCAGATCAGCCAGAGCCAGGAAGTCGAGCAGAACGAAACCGAAGGATCGGCAGCTTCGGAAACGGATGATGCAACCGCCCAGAAGCCCAAGAACAAGGGCGTGGGGAAGCGCATCGATGAGCTGACGCGGGAGAAGTACGACGCGCAACGGGAGCGTGACTACTGGCGTGAGCAGGCTGTCCGCAACCAGCGGCAGCCCGAGCAGCGCCAGGAGCAGGTAGCCCAGCAGGACGAAGCCTCCGACGAGCCGACCATGGAACAGCATGGTTGGGACGTTGCCGCCTACACCAAGGCTTTGTACGACTGGCACAAGCAGCGAGACGCCAAGGCAGTCCAGAAGGACAAGGAAGAGCAGGCCAAGCAGGAGCGCAGCAGGAAGTACCAGGAAAGCGTCCAGGCTTTTGCCGAAGCGCACCCCGACTTCCACGATGTCTTCCATGGCGGGCTTCCGGTTTCCCCAGCGATGGCCGATGCCATCACTGAGTCGGATAACCCGGCGGCAATCGCCTACTACCTGGGACAGAACCCGGAGGAGGCCGCGCGCATCGCAGCGCTTCAGCCTGCCGGAGTAGCTCGCGCCATCGGACGTATTGAGGCGCAGATCGAGTCCAAGGCCAGCCCTGCAGCTGAAACCCAGCGTCAGCCGGAACAAAAAACCGTTACCCAAGCCCCGCCCCCGGTGACCACGCTCTCCGGAGCGCCCGCCGTTGTGAGGTCCATCGATGACATGTCGATGGCCGAGTACGACGCCGAGCGTAGGAAGCAGCGCAAGGCCCGCGGGCTTTCCTAAAGGTAGAGACCAATGGCAAATCAATTCCTCAATACCCAGAAGATCACCCGAGAGATCCTGTCCGTCCTGCGCCAGAAGCTGACGTTCCTGCGCAAGATCAACATGGAGTACAAGAGCGAGTTCGCTGTCACGGGTGCCAAGATCGGCGATACCGTCAACATCCGCGTTCCGACCCACGCCAAGATCCGCAATGGCCGGATCATGGATACGTCCAACATGGTGGACAAGACCGTCCCGCTGACCATCTCCGACCAGACCGGCGTGGACCTGGTGTGGAACTCCTCGGATATGGCCCTGAAGATCGATGACTTCAGCGCCCGATACCTGGACCAGCCCATCGCCGATCTGGCTTCGCGCATCGAGCAGACCGTGCTGCAGCGCGCCCTGCCGTTCGCCGCCAACTTCGTCCCCAACGCCGACGGCAAGCTGGACTTCGTGGAAGCCCTGCGAGCCAACAAGGTACTGACCGACAACCTGGCCCCCACTCGACGCTTCTTGGTCACCAACACCAGCGGCACGGTGCAGGTGGTTGACCAGCTGAAGGGCTTCTTCAATGCCCAGGACCGCCTCGCTGAGCAGTACGAAGATGGTCTGATGGCACGTGCGGCTGGTTTCGACTGGTTCGAGACGACCAACATGCCGGCGCAAGCCTATGGCACCGCGGCCATTCCGGGCACCTACCAGGTCAACGGCGCCAACCAGACCGGCAGCTCCATCGCTGTCAACACCGGCACCGGCACGCTGGTTGCTGGCCAGCACGTCACCTTCGCAGGCGTGTTCGCTGTGAATCCGGCCACCAAGGTGTCGACCGGCGTTCTGCAGACCTTCGTAGTCACCGCGAACTACGCTGGTGGTGCCGGCAACCTGCAGATCTCCCCGGCCATCGTTACGAGTGGCCCGGAGCAGAACGTGACCGCATCCCCGGCCGCTGCCGCCGCTGTTGCGGTACTGGGCGCAACCGCTCAGACCGGTGTCAACCTGGGCTTCGCGCGCGACTTCCTCACCTTCGCCACGGTCGATCTGCCGCTGCCGGAGAACAAGGAGGCCAGCCGCATGCAGTTCGACGGCCTGAGCCTGCGCATGATCCGCGACTACGACACCGTCAACGATCAGTTCCTGAACCGCGTTGACATCCTGTGGGGTTCGGCTGTGCTGCGTCCGGAGTTCGGCGTGGTCATCCCGAACGATCCCACCAACTTCTAAGGAGAACGATTCATGGCACTTCCGTCCGATACCGTCGCCGCGGCGGCAACCGAAACCCCGGATGGCACCTTGGTTGGCCGCAACGCCGACTCCAAGGTGGGTTTCTACGGCGCTACCCCCACCGCCCAGCCGGCTGCACTGAGCTTGGCGACGGTCACCGCCGCACAGCTCGCTACCGCCCTGGCCGCAATCGGCCTGATCAAGACCACCGCATAAGGAGGCCGTCATGGCTGAATTCAAGCACGCCAAATACCTGCACAAGGACGGCGAGGTAAAGCTGTTCGCAGGTGATGAAGTCGAGGACGCACTGGCCGATGGCTGGGAGGAACCGAAGTTCCCGCGTTCGAACGGCGAGGAATGGAACCCCGAGGTCCCGGCTGATGAGGTTTCCGCTGCTGATGCGGCTGCCGAAGTTCAGAAGGCCAACCGTGCGCGCCAGGAGAAGCTGGATGCGCGCGAAGCAAAGGCCGAATCCAAGCCGGCTGGCAAGAAGTAACCAACAGCAGCAGTCAGTGAATTGGGGCGTCCTTCGGGGCGCCCCTTCTTTTTGAGGGAAGGGCATGACCAAGGTCGCAGAAATCACTACTGGCGCCCTAGGGCTGCTGCGTGTCCTGGATCCCAACGAATCCCCCGAAGCGGAGGACTCGCAAACCGCGATTTCTACGCTGAATCGAATGATGGCGAGGTGGGAGGCCAACGGGTACTCCGTAGGTTGGTCGCCGGTCGCCAATCCTGACGACGATATGCCCAGCCCTGGCGAGGCGGACGAGGCGATCATGTACAACCTCGCTGTTCGGCTGCGCCCGCACTATGGCGTGTCGATGGATGCTGACGTTTTCGATGATGCCCGCCGGCTAAAGGCGGATGTGCTGGCTGACGTCTTCGCCGCCAACCCCATGGAAATGGAGCGGGGCATCCCCGGCTGGCGGTATCGCTACAACATCCGTAGCGACGGGTTCGAATACTAATGCGCGCCACGGCCGTAGACCTGATCGGCGGCTACTACACCGACGACGCCCTGTCGTGGTCGTGCCAGGACACGGTGAACTGGCTGCCGGTGATGGCGGAGGTGCCGGGCACCAAGACGCCGAAGAAGCTGGCGACGCCGCCGGGCTTGAAGCCGTATCAGCAGATCGGCACTGGGCCGATTCGCGGGATGCACGACCTGGAGGGTGGCCGGTTCGTTGTTTCCGGCCGATACCTGTTCCGGATCACGCCGGCTGGCGTTGGCGTCCCCGTGGGTGTGATCCCCGGCGTCGGCCGGGTGTCGATGACGCACAACCAGTACGAAACCGGCTACCAGCTGCTGGTGGAGAACGGGCAGGGCGGCGGCGGGTACGTCTACACCTCTTCGACCGACACGTTCGCCAAGATCACCGATGAGGGCTACCCCGGGTCGATCTCTTCGGACTACCTCGACTCCTACCTGCTGGGCGTGGAGCCGCAGGGGCGGTACTGGTTCCATTCGAACCTGGCCGACGCCACCGACTACAACACGCTGGACCGCTACGAGGCCGAGGCAGCGCCGGATCGCATCGTGGGCCTGATCGTCAGCGCGCAGGAGGTGGTGGTCTTCAGCCAGCGCACCACGGAGTTCTTCTACAACACCGGGCAGAACACCGGCACCTTCCAGAACAAGAAGTGCGGCTTCGACCGCGGCTGCGCGAGCCGGCACACGATCAAGAACCTGGACAACAGCCCGATCTGGCTGGGTGACGATGGCGTGGTGTACCGCCTGGATGGCTACTCGGCGGTGCCGATCTCCACCCGCCCCATCGAGAAGGCGCTGGCCGGCCAAAACTGGTCTGAGGCGTTCGCCCACACGTGGGAGGACCGCGGCTTCAAGATCTACTACCTGACGCTTCCCGATGGCCGCACCTGGGGCTACGACGTGGTGACGCGCCTGTGGACGCGCCGCGAGTCGCCCGGCCTGCGCCGCTGGCGGCTGATGGACACGATCCGCTGGGGTGGGAAGTGGTACGGCGGCGACTTCCAGGATGGCCGCATCTGGGAGCTGAACTGGGACTACTACCTGGAGGGTGATCAGGAGTTCATCTCCGAGCGCACGTCGCCCTGCCTGCAGGACAACCGCAGCAACCTCATCGTGCCGTTCGCGGAGCTGGAGTTCGACGTTGGCCAGGGGCCGATGACCGAGGCGGTCCAGTTCCCAGCACAACCCATTCCTCCAGTGATCTCTGGGGCAGCACCCGACTCAATTGCTGGTGTCGCCTATCCTGGCTTCACATATTCAATTTCTGCTGGGACCTACCCAGTTGCATCCGTCCGAATCGTGTCTGGAGCGCTGCCCGCCGGGCTGACCATAGACAATTCTGGCCACATCAGCACTGCATCCCCCACCACGGCAGGGGTTTTCAACTTCACGCTGCGTGTTACCGACACCGCAGGGGTTTGGACGGAGTACTCCGATTCAATCCATATAAGCCCCTCCAGCTTCCTGACTCTGAATTCGACAGGCAATACTATCCGTATAACAACCGCTCCTTATGACTGGACTGGGGTTACCGGCGCGCTCCCATTTAGTGCCGCGCTGGGCATTGCCGCGTGTTCACCGGGGAAGATCATTGTGGCTGCCGACGCTGGCGTTGCGATGTCGTCAAACAACGGGGTCACTTGGACCCAGTGCACCGGGATTCCTGGCGGCGCTTATGCAGCCATTCTGTACAACGGGAGTACCTGGTTCGCGATACCAGCATCTGGCGCGACGCTATACAAATCTTCCGATGGCATTGCATTCGCCCCGCAAGTTTATACAGCCCTCACGGGAGTTGTGGCTAATGCCTGCATTTCCTTCGACAACGTAATCATTATCAGCAAGGGAAACAGTGCTGGCGGCGCCAGAAGCATTGACGGCGGATTGAATTGGGTCAACGGAGGGATCCTCAGCTCAGTGCTGAACTCAGTGGATCGAAACCCACTTACGGACGTGCTGCTATGCGCAACAGGCCAAGGCGGTGGCCCAACGTACGTCATAGGGAAGTCAGCTAACCGCGGCGCTTCCTGGGCATACACCCCGTCTCCGGCGGCATCTGATTCAGCTCCTTTCGCTATCCGATGCGGCAATGGCATATGGCTGATGTTGTTCACAAATCCCTACTCGTGCTGGAGGTCTGTAAACGATGGCGCGAGCTGGGTTCGGGTGACAGACCCTAACGGGGCAGTGGGCGCTATCGGAGAATTCAACGAATTCGTCTTTGATGGAGAGCGCTTCATCCTTTGCTCTGACGCGTTTGTGCAAACGACTGTAGACGGTACGACATGGCTAACGAGAACTAGTGTCTCGGCCAAGACCATCGCAGTGGGGGCGTGAAATGAACGACACCGACCACTTCGTAGAAGTCAGCTACAGCAAGGACGGCGGCCACAACTGGTCGAACAAGAAGCGCCGTTCCATCGGCCAGATCGGCCAGTACGAGCAGCGCGTGAAGCTGATGCGCATGGGCCGTGGCCGCCAGTGGGTGTTCAAGATCACCGTGTCCTCGCCGCGCAAGCGTGACCTGCTGGGTGCGGTAGTGACTGTCGAGCAAACGGACGACTGATGATCATCGTTGACCATGCAATCCCGGATGCGCAGGCGCTCCGGGAAGAGGCACTGCGCGCCCCATACATCGACTGGAAGGGCTACGACGGCGAGGTGTACAAGCGCGTCTGCCTGACCGAAGTGCCCGGGCTGCAGGAGGCCATCGAGGCCCAGCTTGGCCCGGTCGAGATGCTGGGCATGGGCTACCGGCTCAACTTCAACCAGGAACTGCCGAACGCCTCGATTCACTCCGACATGGGCTGGGGCACGCATGCCGCGGTCCTCTACCTGAGCGAGGGCGAGGGCGGCACTGCCTTCTGGCGTCACAAGGCCACGGGTGCCTCCCGCATCGAGCCCGGCGACCTGGGCCTGCTTGGGCAGATCGAAGGCGACTGGGATGACGCCGACTGCTGGGATCAGGTCGGCCTGGCTGAGATGAAGCTTGGCCGCCTGTTGATCTACGAATCCGCACTTTTCCACAGCCGGTGGCCGTTCGAGGCCTTCGGCACCGACTACGACTCTGGCCGCCTCGTCGCGGTCGCCTTCTTTACCCCGAGGGGCTGATGACCACCATCCGCAAAGGAACTCTGGCCGACGTGCCGGAGATCGTCCGCATGTCCGCAGCTTTCTACCCGACCACGCACTACGCGCAGTGGTGCGATATGGACGAGGAAACGGTTGCCGATCTGGCATCCAACCTCATCGAGAACCACATTTTCCTGGTAGCGGAGTTGGACGGGCGCCTGGTCGGGATGGTCGGCCTCTTCATCATCCCCTTCATGTTCAACCGGCATGCCACGTCTGCCGGCGAGGTCGTGTGGTGGGTCGACCCAGAGGCGCGCGGCTCTCGGGTTGCCGTATCCCTTCTGCAGGCCATCGAAGAGCCGTGCCGGGCCGCAGGCGCCGATCGCATCCAGATGGTCCACATGCCCAACAGCCCGCCTCAGGCCGCCGCGCTCTACGTGAAGCTCGGCTACTCCGAATCCGAATCCAGCTATACCAAGGACATCTGACA